TTAAAAGACTTAAAGAATCCTATATGCGTGAAGATGAAAATTCTCCACAAGAAAGGTTCGCATATGTATCAAAAACTTTCGGAAGTAACGAAGAACATTCACAACGGCTTTATGATTACGCTAGTAGGCATTGGCTTTCTTATTCTACTCCTATTCTTTCTTTCGGTCGTAGCAAGCGTGGTCTTCCTATTTCTTGTTTCTTACCTTATCTGGACGATTCAGCAGAAGGTCTTGTTGAAACATTATCAGAAGTAAATTGGTTGTCAATGTTAGGAGGTGGTGTTGGAATTGGTATTGGTATTCGTTCTACTGATGATAAGTCTGTTGGCGTTATGCCTCATCTTCGCACTTATGATGCTTCTTCTTTGGCTTACCGTCAAGGTCGCACTCGTAGGGGTTCTTATGCTGCTTATTTGGATATTTCTCATCCTGATATTATGATGTTCCTTGAAATGAGGAAACCAACAGGCGACCAAAACATGCGTTGCTTAAATTTACATCATGGTATTAACATTACAGATAACTTCATGCACCTAATTGAAAAGTGTATGCTTGACCCAAACGCAGATGATTCATGGGAATTAAAAGACCCACACAATGGTGAAGTCCGTGAAGTGGTGTCAGCTAAACATCTATGGCAAGCTATTCTTGAAATGCGTATGCAAACAGGTGAACCATATATTCATTATGTTGATACAAGTAATCATGCGATGCCACAATGGCAAAAAGATTTAGGTCTTAAAATTCGCCAGAGTAACCTTTGTTCTGAAATTATTCTACCAACAGACGGTGAAAGAACAGCTGTATGTTGCTTGTCATCATTGAACCTAGAATATTATGATGATTGGAAAGAAGACAAACTATTTTTAAGAGATGTTGCAGAAATGCTTGATAATGTGCTACAACATTTTATTGATAATGCACCTAAACAAATTAAAAGAGCCAAATATTCTGCTATGCGAGAAAGAAGTATTGGTATTGGTGCATTAGGATTCCATGCGTATCTACAAAAGAATAATTTACCATGGGAAAATCCAATGACCGTTGGTCGTAACAAAGCTATGTTTAATCATATTAGGAGTAAATTAAATGAAGCAAATCAAGAATTGGGTAAAGAGCGTGGAGAAGCACCTGACGCCAAAGGTACGGGTAACCGTTTTAGCCATCTTATGGCTATTGCTCCTAACGCTAGTAGCAGTATCATTATGGGAAACACCAGCCCAAGTATAGAACCTTATCGTGCTAATGCTTATCGCCAAGATACATTGAGTGGTGCATTTCTAAATAAGAATCGTTATTTGGATGCAATCATTAAAAAGAAATGTGAAGAAGATACTAAATTAGATTACAATGAAATATGGTCATCTATTATAGCAAATGATGGTTCAGTTCAACACTTGGATATTTTAGATGAGTGGGTCAAAGATGTATTCAAAACATCTATGGAAATTGACCAACGCTGGATTATTCAACATGCAGCTGACCGTCAAGAATACATTGACCAAGCACAATCACTCAACCTATTCTTTAGACCCGATGTAAATGTAAAATATCTTCATGCAATTCATTTTATGGCATGGAAAACAGGACTTAAAACATTATACTATTGCCGTTCAGAGAAAATTGGTAAAGCTGATAAAGTAGCCAAGAAGATTGAGCGTGAAGCAATTAAAGAGATAGACTTAAAACAATTAGCAACGGAAGAATCCGTTTGCGTAGCTTGCGAAGGATAGAAATGACCAAGAAATACGATTATAAAATCACAGACGAAAGAACCAGTTTCAAACCATTTTTCTATCCTTGGGCATATGACGCATGGTTGAAACATGAACAAAGTCACTGGCTTCATACTGAAGTTCCTATGGCTGAAGATGTAAAAGATTGGAAGAATAAACTTACAGCACCACAAAAACAATTCTTAACACACATCTTTCGTTTCTTCACACAAGGTGATGTGGATGTGGCAGGCGGATATGTAAAGAATTATTTACCATATTTTCCACAACCAGAAGTTCGCATGATGTTATTAGGGTTTGCAGCTCGTGAAGCACTTCATGTTGCAGCTTATTCTCATCTCATTGAAACATTAGGTTTACCAGATACAACCTATAATCAATTTTTAGACTATCAACAAATGAAGGATAAACACGATTATGTTACGGATATTAGCTCAAAGAATGGTGACCTTGCGTCAACTGCAAAACACATCGCCGTCTTCTCTGCTTTTACGGAGGGCATGCAGCTTTTTAGTTCTTTTATTATGTTGCTTAATTTTCCTCGTCATGGTATGATGAAAGGTATGGGCCAGATTGTAACCTGGTCTATTGTAGATGAAACCCAACATTGTGAATCTATGATTAAGTTATTCAGAACCTACATAGAAGAAAACAAAGAAATCTGGAACGATGAATTAAAGAGCCAAATTTATACCATCGCAGAAAAGATGGTTGAATTAGAAGATAGGTTTGTTGATTTAGCTTTTGAAATGGGTGATATGCCTGATTTAACGGCAGCTGATGTAAAACAATACATTCGCTATATCTGTGACAGACGCCTTATTTCACTCGGTATGAAAGGTGTATTCAAAGTGAAAAAGAATCCATTGCCATGGGTTGAAGAAATGATTAACGCACCAACACACACAAACTTCTTTGAGAATCGTGCTACTGATTATGCAAAGGGCGCTTTATCAGGAAACTGGAGTGATGTTTGGGGATAAAACTATGTCAGTCGGTATATGCCATTTAGCATATCCTGATGTATGTAATATGACATTTAATTTTTAAACTCTTTTAATATAAGTAATTGTAATTGCATAGGTTATGCAAATATTAAGGAGAAATTAAATGCTAAAAAATCTATTATTAGTAACACTATTAAGCACAACAATATCAGTATATGCAGAAGATGATGTTCAACAAAAGAACATAGTTAATCAACAACAACTATCAAAACGACCATATTCAGCTCCAGTAAACAAAGCTGAAGAATACGAAGGCAATACTGTTGATGAAGATTCAGTTAAACATGACCGTATTCAAAAAACTTTGAACCTACATATGTTAGGCAATCGTCCGTGGGTTGATAACAGAACGGATTAAATGATAGAATTTAAGAAAGGCTATAAATTAATTTGAGAAAACTACTACTATTATTACTATTACCACTCACATCTCTGGCGAATCCCATAGATGATAAATGTCCACAATTTACACCTTATGGTGCGCCGGTGTCAAAGGCGGTCAATGTTCAGTATATGTGCAAAAAGAATTATGCTTTGCAATATAATTACAATACAAAGACCGCTGTATATGTGCTAGAACATCTTACTAAAGAATCAATTACAGGCCCAGCAAAACGCAAAGATGATTTTCGTCCTGATCCTGAAGTTCCTGTTCAACATCAAAGTCAATTAGCAGACTATGCTGGTAAACCATATGACCGTGGTCATTTAAGTCCTGGTGCTGACAATACACAAAATGATGAGATTATGTCTGAATCATTCTTCTTGTCTAATATGATTCCACAGGTACCAAACAACAATCGTGGTATCTGGAAACAATTAGAAACCAAGGTGCGTGATTATGTATTGAAAAACAATGATGTTTATGTAGTATCTGGACCAATCTATGAGAGAGGTTATGCGGTCATTGGTAACAATGTTGGTATTCCTACAAAAATATATAAAGTGATTGTTGATGTAAAGAATCAAAAATCCGCAGCCTACATATTTCCAAATATAGCGTTACCTGTTGGAGATTTAGAAAAATATAAATTATCCATAACAGAGGCTGAAAAGGTTATTAACATCAATTTCAACCCAAAACTTAACAATTCATTAGAGAGTAAAAACAATTGGTAACAATAGAACAAGGTGCCGTTGATAAAATTAAAAGTTTATTAGCTGAAGAAGACAATCAAGACCTTAAATTAAGGTTATTTGTTTCTGGTGGCGGTTGCTCTGGTTTTCAATACGGTTTTACTTTTGATGAATCTCAAAATGAAGATGATTTTGTAGTAGAAAAAGATGGTGTCACTTTACTTGTAGATGCTATGAGTATGCAATACCTCAATGGTGCTACAATAGATTATAGTAAAACATTAATGGCTGAACAATTTGAAATTAAGAACCCAAATGCTACAAGTAAATGTGGTTGTGGTTCATCATTTTCAGCATAGGAGAACTCATACATTTATTTGTTGTAACTTCATAACATCTAAAAATTATAAATATGTTATGGAGGCTTTTATGAAACACTACATATACAAAACATATTCTGAAGATGGATACTATTATATTGGAAGACATTCAACAAAATATAATGATAGTTATCAAGGTTCTGGAAATTGGGTAAAAAAATGTAAGCAAGATGGAACTAAACTTAAAACGGAAATTTTAGAATATTGTTCATCTACCGATGAATTAAAAAAACGAGAATATGAATATTTGAAAGAGAATATTAATAATCCGTTAAATAAAAATGAAAAGACAGATAGTGATGGCTGGACATCTGAAACAGCTGGTCGTTTTCAAGAAAAAAATGGAATGTATGGTAAAAAACATAGCTCACAAACCATTGAGTTGATGAAAAAAAATAGAAAAGGTAAAAATGTAGGTCATACTAGAAATAAAGGTGTTAATAATCCTAACTATGGCAAAACGATGTCAAAAGAAACTAAAAACAAAATAAGTGAAGCCTTAAAAGGCAGAAAAATGACACCAGAACATATTGCAAAAACTAGGAGAAAACCAAGTGGCATATAGTGATAAAGTATTAGACCATTATCAAAATCCAAGAAATGTAGGCAATCTAGCAAAGGATCCAAATGTAGACCAATCTAAAGTGGGTGTTGGTATGGTTGGTGCACCAGCCTGCGGTGATGTCATGTCTTTGAGCATACTTGTCAACGAAGAAACAGGAATCATAGAAGATGCTCGCTTCAAAACCTATGGCTGCGGTTCTGCGATTGCAAGTTCAAGCCTTGTCACAGAATTACTCAAAGGTAAAACACTACAAGAAGCTTCTACTATCAAAAATTCAGCCATCGCTGAAGAACTCGCACTACCACCAGTAAAGATACATTGTTCAGTCCTTGCTGAAGATGCTATCAAAGCTGCAAT